GTATTATCCATATCGTTTTCCATTTTTTCTCCTCTCCCAGATTTCTACTAACTACATTATCCTGGGGTAAATAATGCGATAGGCGACAAATTATAATTAAAGTACAAATGAGAATTGTCAGCCACTTCTAGCTGTACCGATACTAAGCGATTTAAATACGCAGCTTACACGCTTGAAATAAGCTGGAGGTGCAGAGTCAATTTATAAACGCAGACTACCACTATGCGATACTCTTATCTTAACATAATATTTATCTAGATGTAAACTTTAGATTTATATTTCTGTAAGTCCTGTGACTCTACGACCAGTTCTAGCAGCACCTGTTGTAGGAGCAAACTCTGATGCTTGTTGTTCTCTTAATTTAGTTATTCTTTGTATATCTTCTTGTTCTCCAAATACAGCAGCTTCAGTAAACTCTTGTAACCCTAATCTTTCTTCTTCAGATACACCTCTTTGAGCTTCTAGCTCTTGAAGTTCTTCTATTTGTTGTTCTGCAACTCTAAATGTTTCCCTAGCTTGTTGTTGTGTTACACCAAATCTTTGTAATCTTTCTATCTGTGTTTGTGAGATTGCTAATCCTCTAGCTTCTGCTTCACCACCTATTTGTGCTTGTGTAATTTGTCCAGATAATATAGCATCTCCTACAGTAGGGTCAACCGCTGCTGCAAATATAGACTCTTCTGATAAATCAATACCAAAATTTGTAGCATAATATTCTTTCACTTCTGGAATATTTTGTTCAATACCACTGTAAACTGTATTTAATCTTGACTGGAACTCTGTAGGGCTTACATCACCTTCTACGAGTTGTCCAAAGTTATCGGCAAATACATCAGGATTGATACCAAACCTTCTTAAATCATCTTTATATGACTCTAGAACAGCACCATACTCTGCTTCACTTAACCTAACTGAACCATCAGGTCTAACATTTCCAGGAAAGTAATCAATGTATTGTGGGTCTTGCCTTATAGCTCCAACTGCTAAATCAACATTTTTATCAAACTCTACATATTTTTGTTGAAATAAATTTAATAGTCCTTCAGGAAGAAAAGGATACAATGCTCTAGCTTCTGTTAAAAAATCTGCCATTAGTTAATCCTAACTCCTTGACCAAATACTTTCAATGACTCAAGAGCTTCGTTAACTACTTTATCTACACCTTGTGTTAAACCTTGCTCTGTAAGATATTGACCAGCTTTAACTGAATCATTTAGTTTTAATACTTCTTGAAATGTAGAACTTGATGTGTCTACTTGCTGTCCCCATTGATTAGTTGTAAAGTTTTCCCAAGGAGCAGCAAACTCTTCATAAGTTACATCTTCTCCATATTGTGGAAATAAACTTTTCTTTTGTCCCATAAGTTTTTCTATTAACTTAAATTCATAGTTAGGGTCATTACGAAGTTTGTTTGCTTCTATTGCTCTTAGGTTATTATTAATGTCCCCAAACACTGGACCTAAGTATCTCTTATATAACTGGTCTACTCTGTCTTGTCCAGATACTGTTGACTCAACAGCTATCTCTCCACCAGTTATAAAATCTTGTAATCCTGTATCTATAGTTCCTGGTTTAGATGGGTCAGCTATAAATCCAATTTGGTCTTGTGAATATGTTTGTGACCATTCACCAGTTGTTAGTTTGTTAGATACCCAATTAATTAAATTGTCGGGTGGATTAGATACTCCAGCTTGTATCATGGCATTTCTAATAATAATTTTGTCATCTTGTAATTTACTTGCAGCATCAGCTGGTAATTCATCTGAAGGTTTACCTTGTGATAACAGTAACCAATCTCTTTCATCTTGTGTACTTGTTCTCCACCAGTTAGTTGTTTTCCATTCAGCTTCTGTAACTGTTCTACCTTCTAATACTGATTCAGCTAATAAAAATACCATCTCTTCATCTTCAAGCCATGGTCTTAAATCAGCTTCTTTATCTAAGTAATCTACAAAACCTTCCCAAGGAGTTTGTCCCTGAGCAAGAAATCTAGGGTCGTACAGTTCTGCTATATTTCCAAAAGGAACAGTTAGAGAAATATCCGAATCAGATACTTGTCTAAATGTTTGTTGTGAAAAATCTAATGGATATAAACCTTTTATGTCATCTTCTGTAGCTTCGTAACTTAATGACAGGTTTGTACCTGGTATTGGGTAAAGAACATAGTAGTTACTACCAGCTTGTACAATTTCTCCACCATCTGGAATGCCCTCTGCAAATTTATTTGCTGCTGTTTGTGAAGCTGATACTGGATTTACAACGACAGTTCCATCAGCATCAGTATCTACTACAGCATCACCTGAACCATCAGGTCCATCTAAATTTAGATTAGCTAAATCTTCATCAGGTTGTATTACAACATCACCTTGTGATTCTTTTTCTGTATATTCTTGTTGAGCTTGTTCTAGTACAGGTTGTGGAATAACTCCTGCATTACCTATAACTTCCCAATAGCTACCATTTAGAGAACCACCTGGTCTTTGTGCAGTGTAAAAATCTAATTCTAATTGTGAATTTACAAATACTTTATTCCCATCAGCATCACGAAGTATCGGTCTATTAAATGCAGGGTCTGCTTGAAATACATAATCAGCCATTATTCAGCCCTAACCATTGATTCAAACAACTTTACAAAATTGTTATTTATCTTTTGTTTACGAGGACTCATAGGTTGCATATCTCTTGTTATGTTTGTCTTAATTTGGTTACCTTCAAAAGAACCAGCTTGTTGTGGTACTTGTGATTCAAAATCATTTTTACCTTCTTGTGTGACATTAACATTAATAGGTTTAGATTGTCCTACCATATCTTTTTTATCATCTAACATATCATCATCTCCTGGTACTAATAGAGTCATAGCTAATTCCATACCTTTAGTAGCTATTTCCCAATCACTTAATTCTCTGTTATCGGGTTTCTTTCCTTCATTATATGCTTCCCATGCTTCCCATCCAGTAACAGAATCTTTATTTGCCTGTCTTTCTTTATAAATTTCGTAAGCTGTTTCGGCATTATTATTAGGGTCCTTTAACCATTCTACAACTTCTTCTCTGGTTTTCAGGTTTTTTTCGTTTATAAACCATTTGCGAATATTATTTTGTTTAGGGTTCAAATCCCAATGTGGTTTTAAATCTACTTGAAATAACCCTATTGCAGGGTCATCTGCATTATCTTGTAATTTAGTTGGTATGCCTTTAGATTCAAGTAATACTATTCTTACAGCTTCAGGTATTAATTCATCAGTAAACCCACCACCTTTAATAATATTTACTAGTTCTTCTACAGATAAACCATCTTCTTTATTATAAGGATTATCAGCCACCGATACTCCTGAGACCAGCAACGCTAGACTTAATAACATTGGCAACATTTCTTGTTTGTTCCCTTCTTTGATTCAAATCCATTTCTGGTTTAAATTGTTTTTTTATATAATCATTAAAACGAGTTTCAGCATTTCTAATAGTAGAACCACTGATTACATTTTTTTCTATTTCACCTTCAAAAACTCCTGTAGGTCTACCTTCAAACATTATTTCTGCTTTTTTATATGCAGGTTCTGTCAATTGTTTGACAGTATCATCAAGTTCTTCTTTTTTAAATCCAGCTAAAACGCCTAAAAGTAGTTCATATTCGTTAGTAGTTAAGTCTCTTCCTATTTGTCTTTGTGCTGATGCGACAACAGTATTTCCTAATTCGTTATAATCCAATTCAGGTTCTGTTGGGAAATCAGAAATATCGTACTGTGGATTTGTTAAGACATCAACAATCATACTATTCCATGTTTGTCCTGCATTGTTAGAGTCTCTTAATAATCTATCTACTGCATCTAAAGTAGACTCTCCTACAATACCTTTTGAATAACTTCCTTGTTTTAAATATCCAGCATCTTGTAGTTCTTGTTGAAATGTTTTTAATCTTTTTTCTGTTTTAATATTGTCAATTATGTTTCTTGAATCACCAGCTAAATAAGGGACAAAATCTGTATTAGCTAATAGCCATTTGTAAGTATTAACTACTTGACCATTTACCATCATTTCTTTAGGAAGACCCAATGGAGTTAACAAATTTTCTTCTTTTTCTTTTTTTCCTAAAGCTAGATTAAAAAGTGTTGTTGGGCTTACACCTTGAGCTTGTAACGCTAATATTTTTTCTTCTTGGTTCTCACCTTCTATCGCATAAGTTTGAAAGAGACTATTTAAAAATTCTTGATACTCTTCACTTGCTATTTCTATATCATTCTCTGTAACCATTATTCTCCAAATTCGTAGTTCTTATTATATTGTATCTCAAAACTAAGCACTTCATCATAAACTATATAGAATTCTGGATTTTCAGATACTAGTATATTTGCTAGTTGTCTTAATTCTTCTCTTTTTTGTTGTGCTACATCAGACCTACCTGTGCGTAATTGTTTTTCTAGTTTTAATTTATTTTCTGGATATGTAAGAGTTTCAGATTCTGTAGAAAGTGCAAACAAAGCTACATCTCTATTTATAAAATATTTTTGTAAAGAATTATGTACAGGATAACTACTTAAAGAAGTATCTTTTGCCATATCTTCTAATTCATTCATCTTAGTAGCCCACCTTGATGCCAAAGTTTTTTCTTCTTTAACTTCTCTATTTAACAATTTTTGGTAATTAATCTCTGTTTCGCCTGTGCCTAAAGGAAAACTTTCTTCACAAAATATAGCTACTTTGTTTTTAGCATTTCTTGCTTCTACAGAATTATCGTTTCTATAAAGTTTTGTTGCTTGTTCATAACAAACATCATACAAAAACTCTTGTGATTCTATAAGAAATAAAGCTGGGTCAATAGCTACAATATCATCTTTTTTAAGTTGTTCAAAAAACAATGTATTTTCTAGGTCACCTTTTTCGTGTATGTCATCCATAAGATATAGATATGTTTCTTGATATTTATTTACAACATCTGGATTGGCATCTTTAAATGACAATTCTTGTTTTGTTCTTGGTAATTTACCAGCAGAAGATTTATATTTACCTTCTTTTAATATTGCAGCACTTGTTAAATTTTCTATATCAGCAAGGCTTTTTATTCCTGTCATTCTACTAAATGTAAGCCAAGCAAAAAACTCTCCATCAGTAACACCATATTCATCTACCATATCTTTTTGTAGTTCTGAATAAAACAAAGATAAAATACCTAAACTAACATACTTTTTGGCATCTTCTGTTTTAACTTTACCTAAATCCATACCATCTAAAACATTTTCAACTAATGGTTTAAATTGTTCTTGTACATCTTTTCCTTCTATATCAAATTCAGTTTCAAATAATAATCTAGTAGGTGATGGACTTATTCCTTTTAATATTCCTTCTATAAACAATCTAGACATAGTCATATCAATAACTTGTTGGTCAAAATTTGCAAATTCCTCTTCTGTTTGTAAAGATTTTGTTTCATTTAAAGCCACTATTTTTGCTGAATCTAAGGCTCTACCTGCTATGGAATCTTCCTGTAGCATAGATTTTAACTCTCCAGTTAAAGCAATTTGTGTCCCAGAAAGTATACTTTTTAAATAACCAGGTACAAATATATTTCCTAACAAAGTTGGTATTCCATCTGGACCTAGTTCTTCAATATCTTCTATAGGTGTTCCATAAGGAACAATTAATTTATAAGTATCTCTACCGAACATTTTTTTAAATGTTCCACTAAAAGCACCTATTGCTACTCCCATTACAGGTCCAATACCTGGTAATAAAGTAGCTCCAATTAAATTAAATCCACTTAAAGGAACTGTTATGTAAGCATTTAGTTTATCAGCTCCACCACCTAGCCATCTATTTGCAACCCAATTAGGCATAGGAACTGCAACATAATCATCTTGTGTCAAAGGGTCTTTATATACAATTCCATCTCTTCTACCAGTTTGAATTGCATGAGATGTTTTTGTTATTGCATCTGGTTTTTGTCTAGCACCTTTTAGTAAAGAAAATCCAACTTCCTTAAAGGCTTCTAAGAAAGGAAAAACGAATCTTAAAGAATCAGCGACTTGTCCTTTTTGACTAAGATTATAAAAAATTCTTGTACTTTCATTAAAAGCAGATATTTGTGCTCTTGCATCTATAGCTTCTATACTAATTTTTTCTAAGTTGTTTTTAGCAACTAACGAAGAAAGTTCCTTGGTGCTTTTTTTAAGTTCTGGATGTAATTCAAGTAATTCTTTTTTAATTGCTTTAGGTAATTTGTCCATTCTCTTAACAATAATTCCTAACGCTTTCTCATCAGCAATTAAAAAATCAGCAGCTATACTTCTAAAATACAATTGTTTATAATAAGGTATTCTAATTGCATTAGCTTCTACTGAACCAGCCCAATACCATAAAGCATCTTGCCAAGTATTAAAACCAGATTGACCCATTTCTTCTAAAAAATCTTCGTAGCTTTTCGCTTCTGAAAGTTTTCTAGGAGTAGGAACATCTATAGGTCTTTTTTCACCAGAAGTTTCAATCATTTCTTTTATTCCCTTTTTTACTACTGCAAGGTTTTCGGTTAGTCTTCTGTCGTAACTTCTCATATTGATATTTTTATATACGCCTGTTGAAAAACTTTCTAAAAGTTCTTTATTTCCACCAGATAGACTAATAATGTGACTTTGATAAGCTGTAAGTTCTTGTAAAACTTCATCAACATTTGTAGGTACTACATCAGCATCTAAAGAAATTATGTAATCTTGCCATTGTTTTTGTTTGTCACCATTCCAAAATCTTTCTGCAAGTTCTCTCATAGATTTATTGTTAACCATGTATTCAGCTAAATCTTTAGTAATATCATCTTGCCACATACCTGAATATTGAATTCTTAATGATTCAACTATTCTATTCATATTGTCAGCACTATTTTCACCTAAAAATAACGCTTCATCCGTGTATGTAACTTTGTCAAAATTTTCTGTAAAAACATTTTTTTGTGCTTGTGGTCCACTTATTTTAGTTTTTGAGTTACCAACAGCTTTTTCTAAATATTCTTGTAACTGTCTGTTTGACCATTTACTTGTTTTGAATGCTTTACCTGTAATATCCTCAGGTACAGATAATAAATATTCTGAGTAAGTACCAAGGCTATTTAAAGGAGTATCAAATCCATACAAATAAGCTCTTAAAGTTCCTTCACCAACTAATTTAAAAGGATAAGCTGCTCTAGTAGGTAACATAGCTGTTGACCAAGCCATTTGATAATCCCAAGTTTTGTCAATAGTTTGTTCAAATTTTTTAGGCATTCTCAAATCTAAGTCACTTATAAAATTGTCCATTGATTTTGACATTTGTCCTAATGGAGTTCCTACTCCAAAAGTTTCTTCTGTGTATCTTCCTATTTTTTTTATAGGTCTTGAAAGAGTTTGGTCTATTGTATTTACAATTCTTTTTACTTCTCGGTAATCAGTAAATTGAAATGTTCTTTGACCTGTTTGATAAGGTAAAGGTATGTCAAAAATTTGTTCTTTACCTCCTGCTGTACCTGTTCTTTTAATTGCTCTAGTTGCAGGACCTTCTCCTACAGTATAAGCAATGTTTTGTCCTCTAAAACTTGCTATTTTTTTATCAGCCCATAAATTATAAGATTGTGAAGTTTTATTATTTTTAGAATATTGTTTAATTAAACTGCCATAAAAATCTTTGAGCAAAATTTTTTGTGCTTTACCATACTCATTTTTTTGTAATGCTCTAGTTAAATCTACTGCAGTATCATTAAGTACTTTAGTTTCAACTTTTGCTAAGGTTCCATAATTAATTAGTGCTTCTAATGTTTCAGTAGCATTTTCTAAATTAACATCTAACTGTGGCAAAAATGAACCAATAACACTTTGTGGGTCTTCTGCTTGTTTTTTTCTCAGAGCTTTGTATGTTTTATTATTTAACCAATCTGGAATAATTTTAGTACCATTAAAACTTGGTCCATTCCAATTAGTACCAGTTAAAACTGCTTCTTCTGATGCTTTATAAACATCATCTGCAACATTTGAATCAAAAAGTTTTAAAGCAAATATAGGGTCTTTATTGGCTTGTACTAATTTTATAAATTTGTCTGGACCATCATATTGAATTATTAAATCAATAACTTCTTTGCTAGTGTCCTCTCTCATTATTTGACTAGCAAGTTCAGTAGCGTTTTCTAAATTACCAGTTTTTTGTGCTTTTTTAATTTTGTCTAAAGTTTTGTTAGCTGTTTGTAATGCTTTATTTGTTTTTCCTAAAAGATTAGCAGGGTCAGTAACCATTAAGATTGCAGCATCTAATATTCCTGAAACCCAAAAATCTATTCTTTCATTTTGTATTCCTAAAACAGCATCAGAAACATACCTTCCTTGTGTAATGTTTCTGTCGTTGTAAAGATTAGCTTCTTTTAATTTAATAGATTGCTCTCTTGCTATGCCTGCATCTAGAAATCCTGTACCAGTTAATCTGTCATAGGCTTCTGAAACACCTTTTACGCCAAGTCTTTTGTATATATCTGGTATATTTCTAAAAGAACCAAGAAATTGATTAGTATCTAAGTTCTCTTCATTAGATATAATATTTAAAACTTGTTCAAGTGAAGAGCCCCCAGCTTCTTGTCTCATTTTCATAATCATTGACTCATTAAATGTATCAGGTACCCCAAAATCGTTTCTTGCTATTATTTTTCCTATAGCATTTGTTACTGCTCTTCTATCTGCTTGTACTAAAGGTGTAAAACCTAAAGCGTTATATACTTTTCCAATCCTTACAGATTCTTTTTCAGTTAACCCTTGATTTCGTAATTCTTGTTCTAATTCTCCAGTCATCATAATATTTGTTCTCAAAGTCCTAGCAATAGTTTCTTCTGCTAAAGTTTCCCAAGATTGCAAAGAAAATCTTAGAAGTCTTTTTACTCCTCCCATAAATTCATCTGTACCAGATTTAATTCCTTGACCAACTAAACCGAATGCTTTTCCAATCATAGCTGTACCAGCCATTTGGTAGACTTCATTAGGAGTTGTAGCAAAGTCTTTATTGTTTTGTGCATTAATTTTTTCTTGTTCAATAACAGTTTTTTTTATATTTTCAGCACTAGCATCTGCAACAACTAAAGAACTTATTACACCACTAGCTAATGTAGGATACCCAGTTTTTATAGAAGTTGTTTTTTGAGCTAATGATTCATTAATGTAAGTATCTTGATAATTTTTTATTTTTGCTTTTTGTAATTGTTTTAATTCTTCATTTTTTTGATATTTATCGCCAAAACTATATTGATAAACCATTGTTATATTTCAAACTGTACACGATTGTCATCTACTAAAGATATTGTATCTGAAGTAGGAAATTTTTCTGCTAAAGCAATTAAGAATAAATCTCCAGCTTCTGCTGGTGTTAAAGTAGCTCCAATTCTTCCTGGTCCTACTGGAGCACCATCTGTTATAGGTTGGTCTGGTACTTGTGTTTGTGCAAATACATCAACAGGTTGAAATTGTCTTTTAGGTGCAGCTTGTGCTTGTGGTGTACCTTCTTTAGGAAGTGGAGCAGCTTGTTGTTGTTCAGTTAATGCTTGTTGTTCACCATAATCTACACCAGGTATTCTACGCACAGCTTGTGTATTGTCTTGTGTGTTTCTAGCTGGTGGTGGTACATTTAACTTTCTTTTATCAACACCTTTGTTTGAGTTACTCCTGGTCGCCATCATCATCCTCATCATCAAAAAACATAAATGTAGAACTTATAATCATATAGCCAAAAGGAAATACCATTGGTGGCATTTGGTCTGTATATGTTTTACCTTGTATTCTTTCTTCTAAGATAATATCATCACCTAGTTCATCAACATCAATTAAACAAAAATCTACTATATCTTCAAATTTATTATTAATAGACATTATCCTCCTAATCCACCAAGTAGTTCAGCTATGCCAGGTGGAGGACCTTGTGGTGGCAAGGCACCTCCTCCAAGCAATTCTTGTTCAGGTTGTGGTATCTCTGGCTCTTCTGCTGTAAAGAACTTATCTAGAATATTTTGCATATCATCTGGATTCTTTCTTATCTGCACAACAGCCATAGTTGCTTTAGGGTCACCTTGTTGAGCTTGTGCTAACAAAGTGTCAAACAGTATGTTATCTGCTTTTTCTTTTGTAATTCTATCGTTAACTCTAACAAGGTTATCTAAACCATCAAGGTTTTCTTGTAGAGTTTGTTTATCAATAATACCAGCTTGTAGTAACTGTAATCCTGTAACTATCTTCTGTGGTTCATCATATCCAGCCATAGCTCCATACACTCTTCGTGTTTTGTAAGAAGTAATATCTTTACCTGGGTCGTATGTTTCTGAATAAAAAGTATTATCCATATAACCAGATAGTGATTTAGAATTACCACCATACATTTTTGCATCCCACTCTAATCGTTTAGTGTCAATCATTTCTATAGCATCAGACATTACTGTGTGATACTCTCTAATCATAAGTGACATAGATGCACCCAACTCTTCAAGTCCTCTACCAGTAGCAAATGCTAGTGGTGACTGCGAATCATCAGTTGTAGGATACGAACCACCAACACGAAGTTGTCGTTCTATTCTATCTATCTGTTGGAAAATCTGATAAGGAACATTAGATGATGGTTTAGAAACTTGTGTTCCTGGAGCTAGATAGTTTACTGCAAATCTACCTTTTCTATATTGTCCAGATTCTATCTCTCCAGAAATGTTAGTTTCTGTAAACACTGCATCTTCCATTGCTATTATTGACATCACATTAATTTTTGCCATAGAAGCCATAAGCCCTATGATTTGGTCATACTGTCCTTGCAATCTATCAAAGCTAAATTTCTTAGCTATAACAAATGCAGGTCCACTATCAAGTGGATTTGGTATGAAGTCAAGAATAGTTGCAGAAGTCATGTGGAAAATATATGTACCTTCTAAGTTATAATACTCTGCAATTAAATCACCTTCGTTGTTACTGTTAGCCCAAGAACCATTGTATGAGTCAGTATATGCAGAAGCATACGCACTACCTACACCTTTGAAGTCTGTGTTGTACGCATCTTTAGACATAATCTTATTTGCAAATTGTGGATAAGTTCTTGCAAGAGCTTCTTTAGGAACTCTACGAACAATAGCCATATCTTTAGGTTGTTGGTCTGCACCAAAATATCCAGGGTAACAGTTGTATGGGTCACGAAGTTCTGCACAAGGGTATGGTGTACCATTAGCATCTTTCTTTTCTCTGATTACCCATACAGAGAAACCATAACCTGGTAGCCATCTACCAACTTGTGGCATTTGTAAATCTAGTTTTTGTACCTCATCATACGCATTAACAATCCTTCCAATCTTTTCAGCTTTCTGTCTTGCTCTATCGCTATCTTTACCATTAGGTACATCTACTTTTAAGTTAGGAATACGACCAATCTTTTGTGATAAATGCTCTAGTCCTGACATCATAAGGTTTGGTACAGGTACTTGCCAGTCTTGGAATCCTTTTAAGTTATCACCTAGTAAAGCCTGAATACCATCAGGTCCACCATTCATAATTGCACGAATACGACCTCTAGTGCTGTAAGCAGCTTGGTTATCAAAATGCAAATTAGTTATTGCATGTGTCAATTGTTCAGGTGTCATTCTATCCCCAAGGGCTTTCGTTCATATCGCTTATGTCCCATTCTCCAAAACTAGGTTCGTAATCTAATCCTACCTCAGCTAGTCGTTCTTTTCCAAGCCTTCTTATAACTTTCATTGGAAACCAACTAGCCATTACTACATCAGATTTATAACTTCTAGCTTTACTAGCTCTACTAGCAGCACTAGAAAAATAAATTAACTGTCTACGATATATATTACTCTTTGTTTCGCTTTCTGTGTCACCATAAGGTAAGTTTATTAGTTTTTGTTCAAACAACTGTTGCATACTTCCTACACCATAAATAGGGTCGTATTTGTTTTTCTGTGTCTGATGTCCTTCTAGGTGTATACCATTTCTACCACAGTAATCTTTTAACTCTGTATCTTGTCTAATAGCTTTCTGAAAACCATTCTCTTCAATAACCCAATGAGATAGTCCATACTTATCGTGCCATTTCTTTATAGACTTACGAGCTTGTATAACACCTCCACCTTGTTCATTTTCTATATCTACTAAAAACATTTCTCCTGTATCTGGATTAGCAGCCCACAATACACAAGCCTGAAATCCTGTAGATGCTGGGTCAAGTCCTGCAATTAAATGTGTTCCTGCAGGTACCTGCCCAATAACTCTGTTTATATCTCTACATTGGTCTATATCTTCTGAGTTAAACATAGTAATACCTTCTACAAATGCTTTGTTAAGATATACCATTTCAAATATTGCTCTACCACCAGTTGTATCAGCGTTTGCTTTCTGACCCATTAACCATTTGTAAGTTCTTTTACTTGCCCATAGCATACAGTCTTGATGTACTTCTAATTCTGTTTCAGGTAACACACACTCTAAACTATGTGCCTCTTCTACCTTTGTATCAAACTGTGGGTTCTCTAACAAAAAGTTATATAAATCTTCTGGATGTTGTCTAGAGCCAATAACAACTACAGCAGTATGTTCCTCTTTCCTGGAAGATAATGTTGTAGTCCACCATTGCCTGGTCTGCTCTCTAGCACTAGGTTGTATTGTTGTACCATGGTCCTCAATGTCATCAGCAATAATTAAATCACAGTCACGAGAAAGTATTTTTCCACCTTTACCAACAGCAACCATTGTCGGACTCTTAATACCTGTAATGGTTCGTGTACCTACAGTAAACTGTCCAGAACTCCAAGACTTACCACTTCGTACTTTAGGTTGAAACTTTACACCAGGTCCACATATCTCTTCTACTAACAGTTCATTATTTTCTAACTGGTCAAGTACAGAACCTACAGCGTTCTTAGCTATGTCCTCATTACCACCAACCCACATAATTCTGATGTTAGGATTTTTACATATCTGCCATACAGCAAAGTGTGTCAGTAAGTCTGTCTTGCCATGTCGTGGTGGGCTAAGTATCATTTGTTGTCCACCATTTTTAATAGCATCCATAATAGAGTTTATCCAACCCTCGTGGAAGTCTGCTGTTTCGTATAGGTCACCTGTTTCTGTTTTAAAATACCTATCTCTAAAATCTTTAAAATCCTCTAAGGACTTAATTGTTTCTTGTGATAACTCCCAATCTTCTCTTGCTGCAACTACTTCTTTATCTTGTAGATAAGCTGTATACATTTTAGTTACAACACTTCTACCTATCTCTAGCTTGTCAGCTACTTGTTGATGTGTAAATTTTTTATTTTCTAAAGCAACTGCATACTCTTTAACAAACTGTTCATAGTGTTGCCCTCTAGCTGCAGCTGTTTCTTTTGGTCTAACAGGAGGTTTATCTTTTTTATTCTTTAAATAGAAAAACCTATTCTTACATTTCTGTGAACAATATACAGAGTTGTTTCTACTTTGTTTTCTACACTGCTCCCCAATAACATCATTAAGTTTACATATTGGTCTAGGCATTATTTATTTTTTATTTTTAGGAAGTTTCTTTATTTTTCCATTTTCTGTTCTAGCAAACCTATGTGTCTTTGTTTCTCTACTAGGGATAAGGGTGCCACTATATCTTTTGCCACCATACATCCAACTTACTTTAGCCATTCTCTCTCCTTACCAAGCTCTACACGACCAATATCGTGCAGAGGTTTTATCCTTAGCTGTGCTGCATTTGTGTCTAGCACGAAACGAAGCTCTAGCTTTAGGATTGTTTTTCCTTATCTTCATATTAGGGTCACCAAACATAACTTTCTTGACTTTCCCATTTTTCATTACAAAGACTTTAGACTTCTTACGACCATAGCCAGGCTCACCCTTTCGTATAGGGCTAGGTGAATTTAACTTCACTTTCATTCCTCGCCATTCAGCCATTATTTTCTTTTCTTAACTTTATTTTTTTTCATCCCTTTTTTAGGGCTGTAACCTTTTTTCGGCATTGTATCTCCTATACTATATATTGTATGAGTGATTACATAACAGGAAATAAATATCCTAATAGCAAACCCTCTACTTCATATAGTAGTGGAAGAGTCTGTGTTAACAAAGGATGTACAACAGTTATTTCCAAATACAATAAATTTAAACACTGTAATAATCATAAACCAAGAAGTTATCCAAGAATAAAAGGCAGACAGGCTCCTACTGACTTACAAGAACCACTGGGGTAAAAAAAATTTTTTATTCAAAGAAACTAGATAAATCGTT